GGTCGCCGGGCGGGTGGCCGCCCAGGGCGGCAGGACCCTCGTACTCGCCCACAGGGGAGAGCTCCTCGACCAGGCCGAGGCCAAGATCTCGGCGGTGACGGGGCTCTCCTGCGCCCGGGAGCAGGCGGCCTCGAGCTGCCTCGGCACCCACAACGCCGTGACGGTGGGCTCCGTGCAGACCCTCTGCCGCGAGGGGCGCCTGTACCGCATCGACCCGGGCCGGTTCGACCTCGTGGTGGTCGACGAGGCCCACCACGCCCTGTCGGACTCCTACCGCAGGGTCCTCGACCACTTCGGCGGGGCCCGGGTCCTCGGGGTCACGGCCACGGCGGACAGGTCCGACCGCCGGGGGCTCTCCGAGGTCTTCGACTCCGTCGCCTACGAGTACGGCCTGGCCCGGGCGGTCAAGGAGGGCCACCTCTCCCCCATCCGGGCCCTGACCGTCCCCCTGGACATCGACATCTCCGGCGTCTCCCAGTCCAACGGGGACTACGCGGCAGGGCAGCTGGGCGACGCCCTGGACCCCTACCTCGACGCCATCGCCGACGTGATCGCGTCCCGGTTCGCCGACCGCCGGACCGTCTGCTTCCTCCCCCTCGTTCGCACGGCCGAGGCCCTGCGCGACAGGCTACTCGAGCGGGGCGTGGCCGCCGCGGAGGTGGACGGCGCCTCCGAGGACCGCGCAGAGGCCATCGCCGACTTCGCCTCCGGCAGGACCTCGGTGCTCTGCAACTCCATGCTGCTCACCGAGGGATGGGACTGCCCGGCCGTGGACTGCGTGGCGGTCCTCAGGCCCACCAGGAGCCGGTCCCTGTACTGCCAGATGGTGGGCAGGGGCACCCGCCTGTCGCCGGAGACCGGCAAGGACCACCTGCTGCTCCTCGACTTCCTGTGGCAGACGGGCCGCATGGACCTGTGCCGCCCTGCGAGCCTCATGGGGGCCGACCCCGAGGTGTCGGCTCGCATGGACGAGATCGTGGCCGGCGAGGCGGACGGGGCCGGCGCCGACCTCATGGACGTGGAGGTCATGGCCGCGGAGGACGTGCAGGAGGCCCGGGAGAGGGCCCTGGCCACCAAGCTCGCGGAGATGCGCAAGCACAAGTCCAGGCTCGTGGACCCCCTGCAGTTCGAGGTGTCCATCTGCGACGCCGACCTGTCCGGGTACGAGCCGGCCTTCGCCTGGGAGCGCTCGGAGCCGTCGGCCAGGCAGCTTGACGCGCTGGAGAGGTGGGGCATCGACGGCTCTGCCATGTGACGGGGCAAGGCCTCGAAGGTGCTCGACTCGCTCAAGCGCCGGGCGGATGCGGGCATGGCCACGCCCAAGCAGGTGAGGATGCTCGAGCGCAAGGGTTTCCGCCACCCCGGCACATGGACCTTCGCGCAGGCGAGCGCCATGATGTCGCGCCTCGCCCAGAACCGATGGCGGGTCCCCGTCGGGGTCGACCCGGCCACATACGACCCGAGGGCCGCATAGCACACGGGACGGGTCGTCCCGAGGGGCGCCCCGTCCCGTAGAGAGGAGACAGAGAGATGGGCAAGGGAAAGCGAGCGAAGGACTCCATGGACGGCCATGCGGTGCTGGTCACCGCCTTCTCCGAGGGCGGGAGCTGCTACACGGCGGCGGCGTTCACGGACGTCAACGACGCCGAGGAGTGGGCCGAGCGCATGAGCCGCGAGGACCTCTATACGACCTACCGCGTCGGCAAGGTCGTGCTCCTCGACCCGGAGGTCCTGTGACCGCCCCCTGGGGGCGCCGCCCCTACCTGACCGACGACTGCGGACGCTGCCGCCTGTGGCTGGACGTGCCCGCGGGCGGGAGGTGCCGCCGGGTGCCCGGGCCGTCCGTGGAGTGCGGCGAGGCCGGGCGCACGTGCCTGGACTTCGTGGCGGCGGACCGCGAGGACTGGCCGGCCATGGTGGCGCGCAACGAGGGGGTGAGGGGGCTGTGACCGCCCACGGCTACGCCCGGGTGTCCACGGCCGACCAGAACCTCGACCGCCAGACCGACGCCCTGGCGCCCCTCGTGGACCGCCTGTGGTGCGACCGGCAGAGCGGCAAGGACATGGACCGGCCCCGGTGGCGGGCCACGGTCTCGGCCCTCAGGCCCGGCGACGTGCTCTACGTGGCCTCCATCGACCGCATGGGCCGCGACTACGGCGACGTCTGCGACGCGTGGGCGTCCATCACGGCCCTGGGCGTGGACATCGTGGTCCTCGACATGCCCCTGCTGGACACCCGGGAGTCTCCGGGGGGGGGCGTCACCGGGCGCCTCATATCGGACGTCGTCATCCGGCTCCTCGCCTACGTGGCCCAGCTGGAGCGGGAGAAGCTCCGCGAGCGGCAGGCCCAGGGCATCGCCGCCGCCCGGGCCCGCGGCAAGCACCTCGGGCGGCCGAGGGCGCCGCGCCCCGAGGGGTGGCGGGCCGTGTGCGGGGCCGTGGACGAGGGCCGCATCACCCGCGGGCGCGCCGCCGCCTACCTCGGCGTCGGGCGCTCCACCGTGGACCGGTGGCGGCGGGACGGAAGGAGGGGCGGCGATGGGTGACGCGGAGCGGCCGTGGGGCGCGGCCGACGTGGAGGCGATGGCCGACCTCGTGCTCGACGGCATCGGGGACGCCGGGCTCGTCGTGGTCCCGGCCGAGCTCTGGGGCGTGGGCCACGGCGGCGGGCGCGTGGCATGGCACCCGTCGGAGCCGGACGGCTTCGCCGGGGTGTGCGCCGTGGACGTGGGGCCGGTGAGGCTCCACATGGACGGACGGGCGAGGTACGCGCTCTCGGACGAGATCTGGTCACAGGGAGCCCCGCCGCCGGACATGACCCCGCCGCCGGTCGGCGTCAAGACGGCGAGGCGGAAGCTCGGGTGGATGACGGCTTTGAACGTGGAGACCCGGGCCGAGAAGGAGGAGAAATGAACCGAGGAACCATCGGCGGCTACTGGCCGCTCTACGAGGACGGCTCGCCCGTCCGCATCGGGGACACTGTGCAGGGGACCTTCGACCCGATGACGGTCGAGAGCGTCGAGGTGTATGCCACGACCACGACGGTCATCGGCGACTGCGACCACCTGCACCTCTCCCCCGGCGAGCGCGTCGAGCGCGTCGGCGACGCCCCGGAAGGCGTGCCGTGCCTGTGCAGGGACCCCGACGGCGGCGTGGGGACGGCGCACGTCACCCGCGACAACCGGAACTGGCACATCGTCATCGACGGCGTGCGGTGCGGCGTGAGCAACCACGCCCGCTCGCAGATCGCGTCGGCCCTGCAACTGTCCACGAGCCGACAGACGCTCCCGTCCGGCGTCGAGTGGCCCGAGGTGGACGGCGAGCCGGTGATGCCGGGTGACGTGCTGTGGGACCTTGACGGGAACCGACTGACGGTCGGATACGTCACGGTCACGGCTGACCAGTCTGGAACCAGATGCACCACATTCGTTTACGGCGACAGCGGTGAGTTCATTTTCCACAGCACCGGAGCCCTCACCCGCACCGAGCCCGAGCTCGACCGCGACGGCGCGCCCATCGAGGTGGGCGACACGGTGTACGTGGTCGGCAACGATAGGAATCCAAAAAAGGTGACCGCTATCACCAACTACTCGCACCCCATCGTTCATTGCGAGGTTGTGAAAGGGTTCCCCTACGAGTACGAGCCACAGAGCCTCACCCACAAGCGCGTCGACAGCTGGGAGCGGCTGACTGAGGACGCGCTGAAGGACATGGTCGACTACTGGTCGTGCCGAGGCATCAACTGCAGCGACTGCCCGGCGGTGGTCGACGGCAAGACCCCCTACCGGCGATACGACACTGGCGACTGCTCCCGTGCCAAGGACCTCGACATCGTGGCCCGCGCCAAGGCCCTCGCGGTGGTGACGGACGATGAGTGAGCGCACCGCCCTGGTGGACGAGGAGCTGCCCGTCGACGGCATCGTGGACTTCGGCGTTCCCGGGATGGAGGCGGTGCCCCTGAACTGGTCCAATTGCATCGCCGTCGTCGACGACCCGAGTGTGTACCTCGTCTACGGCTTGGGTGGTTTCATACAGGTGCCCGCGGTCCTCGTGCCCGAGGGCACCGTCCGGGGCGGCGACCGCCTGCACGTGACGGTGGAGCTGGTGAGAGGGGGCGCCGATGAGTGACCTCACCGCCGAGGACCGCGCCGCCCTGCTGGCCGCGTCCATGGCCTGCAGCCACGCGTGGGACGCTGCGTTTCGGGCGCACGAGAAGCTCTTGGACGTCGAGGCCAGGTGCGGCAGGCGCGCCAAGGACTACGCGGGCGATTATCTGACGCGTCGGCTGACCGACGCCCGGATAGACATGCTCGACATCAACGTCCTCATACATAAGGCGATAACGGACGGGAGTGACGTCGAATGGGTGTGAGCAAGCCGTGCCCCGCCTGCGGCGCCGCCAAGCCGTCCTTCGTCCGCCAACAGGGCCGCTACCCGGCCCGCGGGCAGATGGCCTGCCACGGATGCGGGGTGCGCGGGCCCCTGGCGTGGACGCTGGATGAGGCCCGCGACCGGTGGGACGGGATGCCTAGAGAGGAGCGAGACGATGGGTGACCGACTGAGGCCCTACGCGCTGGTCGTCCTCGACGAGTGCGACGAGCACGACGACGAGCGTGGGTGGTGCGTGGCCGAGTACGACTCCGGGGAGGAGCTGGACCGGTGGATGTACGTCGTCGGCAGGTGCGGGTACCGCACGGCCCACGAGACGTGGGACAGAGACCGTGACGGGCGCCCCACCGGCGCCACCGTGGTCATGGTCAGGGAGGGGGGAAGCGATGAGTGACGAGGAGCTGGCAGACGCCGTCGGCGACGTGGAGGAATTCGTCTACGGGCTCTGGCTGGAGCTCGGCG